AGTTGCTGAAGAATTTAAATCAACGCCGTGGAAAGATAAAGGATATGTTGCTTGGTTAGGTTGGGGTGGAACATCAGGTATTGAATGGGCATCAAATAAATTAGAAAGTATTAGAAATAATATGTCAAAACAATACTTTGCAACAGATGAAGAACAAAGAACCGTTATTGGTCCCGCGATGATTGCTGGTCAAAAAATCTTCCGTAAGGATGCCAAGGGAAACCCATACTGGGTTGTGTTTTATGCTGATACGATTAAAATGATTGCTGAGAAGTATATGAGAAACAAATATACTGACAATAATGATTTGATGCATGATGGTAAAGCAGTGAATGATGTATATGTTGTTGAGAGTTGGATTAAGGAAACTGAAGAAGATAAATCAACCGCTTATGGATATGAATCGGTCCCTATCGGTTCATGGTTCATCCGCATGAAAGTAGCAAAGACACCAACAGGTGATAAAGTTTGGGAAAAAATTAAAAATAAAACCCTCAACGGATTTTCGGTCAGTGGATATTTTGAGGAGGTTGCATCATTCTGTAGAGAAGAAATGTTCCTTCAAAAAGTAGCACAAATATTAAAGAACATTGAAGATTAAAATATAATTTGGTAATATATATACAAACTTATATTTAAGAGTAGAGATAATAATAAATTAAAACAAAAACAAATATGTCAAAATCAAAAACAGCAATTGCTGAGATTAAAAAATTGATGGTACAATTTGGTTTTATGGCTGACGAATCACCTATGGCTTCATTCAAACTTGAGGATAATACAATTTTACAAGCATCTAAATTAGAGGCTGGTGAGAAGATTGTTAAAATCAACGAGGAGTTTGAACAAGTTGCTTTAGAAGATGGTTCTTACAGACTTGTTGAGAATTTCAACATTGAAGTAGAAGGCGGTGAAATTAAATCAGTAAAAGAGATTTTCGTATCGGCTAAGTTAGTAGACGGAACTGAGATTAAAGTTGAAGGTGAAGGTTTAGTAGAAGGTGCTAAAGTTGTAGTTGTTACCCCTGACGCAGAAATTCCTGCACCAGATGGTAAACACGAACTTGAGGACGGAACTAAAGTTGAAACTAAAGATGGAGTAATAGTATCTGTTGAAGAAGCATTACAAGAAAATGGTGAAGGTGAACCAATGCCAGAAGGAGAACCAAAAGCAGAAGTAAAATCAGGTGAACCAAGTATTGAAATTGAAATGTTAGAAATGTTAAAAGACTTTGTAAAGAAAATGTCTGAGAAAATGTCTAATATGGAACAAAAAATGTCTGAGGTTGAATCTCAATTTTCAGCATTCAAAAAAGAACCAGCAGCAAAACCAATTGCAAATGGTAAGACAGATTTTAATAAATCAATAAATAATGATGATGCAATGGAGTCTAAATTGGCTATGATTGCTGAATTAAGAAAAAATAATAAATAAAAACAAAATAAAAGAATTATGAAAATTTTATCAAAAGAACAATTCGCTTATGACGTAGCATCAATCGGATCTTACGTTGACCAAGTTGGTGGTGAATTACTTTCAAAGGCGTTAATCGGTGGTACTACTGCTAAATACGCAAACGTAAGATTAGGTGTTAAAGGTACTCAAGCATTGAACCTTTTAAACTCTACTGCGTATTTCAATGACGGTACTTGCGGATGGGACCCATCTGGTACAACTACCTTTACTCAATCAAACATTACAACTTGTCCTGAGAAGTACAATGAAGCATTATGTTACAAAGATTTGTATGATACATACCAGTCTATGTTAATGGCTCCAGGTCAAACTTCTGAGACTGTTCCGTTTGAACAACAAATTGCTGACTTAAAAGTTAAACAAATTCAACAAAGAATTGAGCAACAATTATGGCAAGCGACTACTGGAACTTCTTGTTTCAATGGTTTAAAGACTTTGATTGCATCAGGTCAAACAGGTGTTGCGGTATCTGCTTCAGGTACAACTTTCTCACCAAGTGCAGCTTACGGTGTAAATGGTAACCCAATCACTGAAGTTGATAAATTAATCAACGCATTAGATGACAACGCAATGTCTCGTGAAGACTTAGTTGTGTTTATGTCTTACAGTAACTTCCGTTTATATGTACAAGCATTGGTAAGAGCCAATTTTTTCATGAACTACATTGGATCGACTGATGTAACTTCAATGATGGAAGCAACTCATCCTTCTACTAACGTAAAGGTTGTTCCAACTATCGGTTTGAACAGTTCTAACGCTGTAGTAATTGGACCACGTGAGTATATCGTAATTGGTTTTGACTTATTGTCTGACCACGAGAAATTAGTTATCTGGTACTCAAAAGATTTTGATGAGTTACGTTTGAGAGCAAACTACAACTACGGTGTAACAATCGCTAAGTTTGGTTCAACTGCTTACTTCGCAACTAACGGTTTAGCATAATATTAAAAAAACAAAAGGGGTGAAAGTCCCCTTTATAAAAATATAAAAATAATTAAATTATAAAAATATGTCTTGTTATATATCTTCAGGAGTTGAGTTAGGATGTTCAGATGGTATAGGTGGTATTAAATCTATCTATGTATTAGGAGCGTCAGGAGCTACAGCACCTTCAGTGGCAACAGTAAGTATTACAGGTTCAACTGGTCCAATCACAGGTATCACTGGTAGTGGTGTTTGGTATGAATTTCAATTGAAACGTAATACTTCTTCTTTAGCACAAAATACAACAAAATCTTTTGAGAACGGTACTGTTTATTGGGAGCAAGTATTAACAGCAGTGTTATACAAATACGACCAAGATAAGAGAAACCAACTTAAGGTTTTAGGTCAAAATGACCAAATTCAAATAATCGCACAGGATCAAAATGATGTTTTCTATTATTTAGGTCAAATCAACGGTATGTATTTAAGTGGTGGTTCTGCTGCTACAGGTACTGCATTTGGTGATCGCAACGGCACGGAATTAATCTTCACCGGTCAAGAACCAGCACCAGCAAATGTTATTAATGTAAGTTCTGCAACAGCATTATCTTCATTATTGACTACAGGTGGATTTGGAGACAATTTCTAATTGTTGAACGTAGGTCGTAAGACCGAATTTGAATATCTATAAATTAAGGGGGACCTATGTCCCTCTTTTTTTGTGCTCTACCAATTCAACTTGGTTTTTTTTATATTTAGTTATATAGAGATAAATTATGTTATACTTACAAAAAGGACAACAAAACGAATTGATAATGAACATCAACAATAACTCAAACACTGTGTTTAGTGGTTATACGTTGGAGTTTACACATATCATGTCAAAGGAAGTTAAGACTTATTTGATTAACACTTCAGACACACAGGTCTATGCACAGAATATTCGTTATTGTGAGATTATATTAAACCTTCAAAATTCAGGTCAAGATTTGAATTACTTGGGTGAATATCAATTAAACATTTATGGTAATGGAACGCAATTGGTTTTCACAGGTATTGTTATACTTGAAGGAACACAAGAAAGTCCAGCATTTACTGAGTATATTTCTCCTAATGAAGTTAATGAAAATTATATATACATACAAGATTAATTATGAGTGAAGAAATAAAGAAAATACAATTTGCCAATATTAAGTTTGATAAGGCATCAGTACCAGTTTATTCAGAAGTACTACAACGTAGTCCTTGGGTTTATTACGGTGAGAATAATTTATTACCACAATACTTTATTGAACTTTATGACAATTGTAGTATCCACAAAGCTGTGGTTACCTCAAAGGTAAATCAAATAATGGGTGATGGTATCGTATCATTAAACAATCCAATGGCATCTGTAAACCTTGTTAATGGTAAAGAAACAGTTGCTGAAGTAATGAGAAAATGTTCATTGGACTTTATGTTATTTGGGGGATTTTCCCTTAATGTAATATGGTCCAAAGATAGAAAATCTATTGCTGAGATTTATCACTTAGACTTTAGTAGAGTACGTAGTGGTAAATTAAATGATGATGATGAGGTAGAATCTTATTTCTATTCGGCGGATTGGAGATTCCTTAAGAAGTTTCCACCTGAAGAATATTCTGCATTTAATCAAGAAAAAGGTGACCCATCACAAATCTATTATTACAAATCATATCAACCATCTTTAACTTATTATCCTATTCCTGATTGGTCAGGTGGACAAAGAAGTATTGAAACTGATATTGAAGCTAAGAACTTCCATATGAATAACCTTCGTAAAGGAATGGTTCCATCACTTTTCATATCTATGAATAATGGAATCCCTGGTGAAGAAGAACAAAGAACAATTACAAGAGCGTTAGAAAATCAATATGGTGGAACAGACAATGCTGGTATGGCAGTTATTTCATTTAATGAAAGTGCTGAAACTGCACCCGTTATTACACAAATTCCTCGTAACGATAATGATACTTATTATTCAACTTTAAATGACGATATTACTCGTTCAATACTATCTGCACACAGAGTTTCTTCTGCTGAGTTATTTGGTATTGCAACAGCGGGTAAATTAGGTGGTGGTACTGAGATTGTAGAACATTCAGAATATTTCCGTAAGATGGTTATTCAACCTTATCAAAACGCAATGTTACCAACATTCAATAAATTGATAAGTCTTAAGTTTGGTGTTCCAACAATGTTTGAAATTAAACCTTTATCATTATTCTTAACAGGTGATGTTAAAGACAATCCTGCAGTTATTGATAAACCAGTTACACCAGTTGAAGCGGAATCACAAATCATTAATGAAAATATTAAAGGATTAAAAGGTAGAGAATATCAAAATCTAATGAGAATTGTTAGAGAATATAACAAAGAAAAAATAACAAGAGGACAAGCAGTACATATGTTAATGAGTGGATACGGGTTAACAGAAGAAGAATGTAATGTTTGGTTAGGAGAAGAAGAATTAAATTATAATTAAAGATGGGAGTTTTATTAATATCGGAGGGTAAACTTAAGAGTTATACTTCAATTAACAAGAACGTTGATATGGATGTTCTTAAAGCAGAAATACAAATTGCACAAGATATTGATCTTCAAACAATATTGGGTACAAAGTTTTATAACCATTTATTGTCACAAGTAAGTTCTACTGGTAATACATTTAATGCAGATGAAACTACATTGGTAAATGATTATATTCAACCATATTTAATTCAGCAGGCTTTTTATCAATCTCTTAACTCCATCGCATTCAGACAAATGAATAGAGGTGTGGTAACAGGTGAAATGGAAAACGCAACATCTGTTGATATTGATACATTGAAATATCTTCGTTCAGTACAGAAACAGAGAGCAGACTTTTATATGACTCGTCTTCAAGATTATTTATTAATTGGTTATGGACAAAATCGTTTCCCAGATTATTTAACGCAATCTACAATTGATGGTATGATACCTGACCGTTCACAAAAATATAATAATGGTATATTCTTA